CGCAACCTGTTAAAGACTATAGAAATGAAAACCATAGTCTCAATAGGGAACGTAAGAGCCGAACCCATCGACGCGTACTTGGCCAGGCGTATAACGCCAAAACCAGGCACATCAGCTGAACGACTACGGCAAGCATCCACGGCCTCGTGAAAATCAGGCCAAGGAGCAAGCAGAAACCGCACAAGCTGATTCGAGACGCGATCACTAGCTTCCGAGAGGTCGACCGTGGCAAGCCTGCCATTGATCGATCCCTCACGAGCCAAACGCTGGTTAGGCGTTTGATCTTGAAGCGTGACATATTTGGATAAGAATTCATCATTCCTCCAAGTATCGAGAATTGCAGCTAGAACTGACTGCTGTGCGTACTGCATAGCAGTTGGCTCAATTGCTATAATTCTCGGCGTCTTGAGCGTTTTAGGAACAGAAATAACCCGAACGGGTCCTTCTGCTCCAGGCGAAAGGATGTCAACGCCCTGTAACTGGGCGAAATACTTCCAGTTGGGGATAAGGAACTCTCCAGCCGGTAGTATTCTCTCGAGCCTGGAACTCCAGCTAGACTGGTAAAACTTCTGGTTACCAACCAGACGGTCTGCTGTAGCTCCAGGTCCATGCTTGGGCACGAAACGATCGTACCGTCCATCTCGCAAATCGCGATTAAGTCGGTCGATCGATCCGCCAAAAAGCATGGCGAAAGAACTGCGGAGATGAACGAGCTCCCTCTCGGGAACCCGTCCATCGGCCGCTTTGACATCTCTCTCAGTCTGCACATACCCAGACATCGCTTTCTCGTATCGTTCTTTCGAACAATCGAGAGCAATTTTCTCAAAGACAAAACAAAGCTGTCTCACTGCGAAAATTGCGTCGATGTCCGGGTCTGGCAGCACCATACCACTAGGGTCGAATACACGACGAAGGAAACCTTGTAAAAATACAGGGAGACCTCCTGACCGCCGGAAACCGGCGAACAGGCTGGAGTCGACCTTGCCTAGGTCAAGACTTTTTTGGAAGTCCTTTCCAAAGCGAGGTAGGGTAATCGTTAGAAACGACAACCCCTCGTGTTCGTACCGATCCGCGAATGTCTTTATATCGCGGTCCGTGCTAGTGCAGCACCTGATGCCCAGATCTCTGAGCATCACTTTCCAGAGCAACGTAAGGCTTTTCATTGTCCCCATTTCATAAATGGTAAGGCAATCCATAGCCAAGCAGCGCTCATAGGACAGTTACAAGGTTGGCACAGAAACCAACCGCTCTCTCAGCTCTCGTTGCCGAGAACCTTGGTGATGAGAGCGCCAGAAGAGGCGTTCAACTGGGCAAGAAACCCGTCGATAACCTGCTTCTGCTCCGCCACCGTATAACCAATCGGTGGGACGTCGAACACCACGTAAGCACTCATAGAGTACTTCGCGTTGACAGACGACTGGAACGGGTCTTCCGCAATCTTGTTGTGGTTGATCCGTAGCATGTGCCGATTGCGCTTTCCGCGCTGGTGGGAAACCACCTCGGACACAAGCCCATCACTCGACTCGAACTGGCCCGACGTAAGCGTCGAACCGGTCCGGGGCAAAGAGATGGCCACGGAATTGATTGTAACTGTCTGATCTGCGAGTGCCATTTGGCATTGCTCCTATGGTGTATGAGATAGTACGCCATTGTCTATCTCGGGGGTGAAGGACCTTTGCATTAGTGCAAAGCTTTTACTTCCGATTAGAATCGAGTAATTCCAATCGCTGCGAGAATGGCTTTCTGGTAATCTGAAAGATTACCATAAGTCTTCCCGAAACCGTAAGGTGTCGCCCGAATACGCCTCTTCCTGTGGACTTTTATGCCCATATCAGGACAACGCGTACGCGGCGCCGTGCCGGGGGTGAATTGTGAACCCTCGACGGGCGAGACTACATAATGGGTTTTAGTTTCTTCCATCATGTAGCCATATTGCAGCACGACTGCATCGTCTGACCACTTAGCGACAT